TTCATCTGTGAGTTCTTCATCTTGATCATCAAAAATATGGGTGTGGTCATCCACCTTGGCTCGAAACTTTGGTTCCCACGTGCCACCAGGATCCTCCTTCACATTTGAATTGAACATGATGGACAACTCTTCAAAAGTCTTCTGTTGTCCAAAAATGACACGAGACTGTTTCTGTACATTTTCAATCACGTCACGTTCAAAATTCTTCAGAAACTGGTAAAATGCATCCCCTTTCATTGAAAAATCAATGTTCCACTTGGTATTCCCATCTGATGGGACAAACCCAGATATCCCAAATGGCATGTACATGGTTGGAATCTGAAACCGTAGTGTCTTGTCATCCTTGCTCACGATGGTAATCTTCTTGTTATAATAGTCAAGAAACTTGTACCCTTGTACTTCGGTAAACTTCATTACTCGTGTAATGTGTGGTGTTTTTAAGCCGAGCAACTTGTGCACTGTTCTGGTTCCAGTGTGAACTGGATCGCACGCGCCTTGGCCTTGGTCCTCAGATAGTAGATGCCCGTCTTGAGCCCCTTCTTCCATGAATACATGTGCATTGATGACAACTTTGAGAGAGTTGGTTGTTCAATGAACAGGTTGAGACTCTGACTCTGATCAATGTACCTTCCCCTGTCAGCAGCCATATCAATGAGTGTCTTTTGACTAATCTCCCAGACCGTCTTGAAAATATCCTTGATTTCATGGGGTACGTGATCAAGTGATTGTACCGATCCACTGTGTGCTATAATCTGATTCTTCATGTCACGTGACCATTTTCCATGTGACTGCAAGTATCGGACAAGATGTTTGTTCACAACCACAAATTCACCTGCTATGGTGCGACGGAGATAGATGTTGGTGGTGTATGGTTCAATGCATTCGTTGTTCCCCAAAATCTGGGAGGTACTTGCAGTTGGCATGGGGGCCACAAGGAGACTGTTCCGAAGTCCGTGCTTCTTCACTTGTTTTCGGAGTGTTTCCCAATTCCACAGCCCAGAGTGTACCGTCTCACCTTCCCACATGTCAAACTGAAACTTTCCTTCACTTGCAGGTGACCCCAAGAACGAATCATACCAGCCACCCCCTTCTTTGGCCAAGTTGGAACTTTCTTCAAGAGCTGCATGATATATAGTCTCAAAAATAGTCTTGTTCATGGTGGCAGCCTTTTCACTTTCAAAAGCACACCCACATAGCATGAACACATCAGCTAGACCCTGAACACCGAGTCCGATGGGGCGGTGACGCATGTTGGACCTTCGTGCCTCTTCTATAGGGTAATAGGTGACATCTATGACACGGTTGAGGTTCCGTGTAATGACACGTGTAATCTTGTGGAGAAGGGAATAGTTGAACTCCCCATTCTCTACAAACTTGGGGAGTGCGATGGATGCGAGATTGCACACAGCAGTCTCATCCTTGTCCGTGTACTCTATAATCTCAGTGCACAAGTTGGAGGACTTGATCGTCCCCAGATTTTTTTGATTTGATTTCGCATTACATGCATCCTTGTACAACATATATGGTGTACCAGTCTCAGTCTGTGAACGTATAATGGCTTTCCACACGGTGGAAGCCTTCACGGTGGCGTTTGCTCGCCCCTCCGTCTCATACTGTGTGTAGAGTTTTTCGAATTCTTCACCGTACACATCTGCAAGTCCTGGACACCGTGAGGGACACATGAGAGACCAGTCACCATCATCACGAACACGTTTCATGAAGAGATCTGGGATCCACAGGGCAGTGAACAAGTCACGAGTTCGAGCCTCTTCATCTCCCTGATTTAGACGGAGTTCAAGAAACTCCATGACATCCGCATGCCACGGTTCCAGGTACACGGCGATGGAACCCTTCCTGCGTCCAGCTTGATTCACGTAGCGTGCCGTGGAGTTGAACACCCTCAGCATGGGTATGATGCCATCTGAAGTCCCATTGGTCCCGTGAATTTTTGATTTATTGGCACGTACATTGTGTATGTGTATACCAATGCCTCCAGCCCATTTACTGATGTGAGCACAGTTTTTGAGAGTTTCATAGATTCCGTCAATCGAATCATCCTTCATGGCGAGGAGAAAACAACTGCTCAACTGGGGACGCTGTGTACCTGCATTGAACAGGGTTGGAGTGGCGTGGATGAAATACCCCTTGGACATGTACTTGTACGTCTCAATTGTCTTGATGATGTCACCTTGGTGGATACCGCACGAGACACGCATGAACATGTACTGGGGTGTCTCCACAATCCTTCCACCATCCACCTTCTGGAGATAACTCTTCTCAAGTGTCTTGATTCCAAAAAATCCAAATTCCGTGTCGAGATTTTTAGAGATGGCCTTGTTCAAGGTGTCCTTGTGTTCGTGTATGAACAACCACACCTCATCAGAGAGAACCTCGTACTCGTGGAGGATATACATAGCCTCATGAAATGTCTTGGGGGCAGTCTTCTGGATATTGCTCACAATAATACGGGTGGCAAGAATCTCATAATCTGGATCCTCGGTCATCATTGATATAGAAATCTCAGCAGAGAGAGCATCAATCTCGCGCGTTGGGATTCCGTCATACATGGACGAAAAGATACTCTGTGATATCTTCTCTGCGACAATGGCACGTGAAAGTCCTGAGGTCAAGTTTGAAATCCTCGCCGTCACCTTGTCAAATTTGACATCTTCAGTCTTTCCGTTTCGCTTGATGACTTTCATTTTTATAATGTAGCCACTTATTTTTTTAAGTCAGTCTGGCGTACTGGCACGGGTCCAGCGAGTTCACTCTTTCTGTCTGACTGGAGATAGTACGTGTTGACAAAGAAATCACCCATTTCACCTGGTGGCGTGATGGGTGGGTAACTTCCCACGAATATGTCCTTAGGTGCCACCGACATGGTGGTGGGTCCTGTAGTGTTGAGTTCCTCGAAATCATACATTTTACTATGTGTAAAGTTTTTTTTTCATGGTGGAATATAATAAATAATGGAGTCTTCCAATTTTTTGATGAGTATGAAACAGGTGGCGACACCCCTCAACAAAACCTTTTTTTCACACCAAAACCTAGAATCTATCCAAAACATGATACGGTCCACGTTTCAGAAGGAAAGTGGTCTCAAACTTGACCGTCAGAATGACAATGACATTATTGTGATTATGCGAAAGGTTTTCATTGACAAGGGGAACTTTCCCTATGACAATGTGTGTGGACAGGTGAGGGTGATGAATGAAGCCGTCACACAGGAAGCCCTCAGACAGATACGCACCAATGTATCACAGTACATGACCTATGTGAGGGACATGGACAAGCCCATCATGCCTCCAGCCATACCTACAAACACGAGCATCTACGGGATGCGTATCGCCGACTTAAAGTTTTAGAACCCTCATTGAATAGGTATGAATAAATTCAAAGAAATTACACAAACAATGTGCCACCAAAAGGGATGGGACAAAGTCCCAGTCGACACCGTGTGGCTGCTGCTCACTGAGGAGATTGGTGAACTTGCATCCGCCATACGGCAATACAAACGAATGTACAAGAAAACGGGACTCCGCAAAGACAAGGGGGTTGATGTCAAGATGGAAATGGGTGACGTATTTAGCTATCTCTTTCAGCTCGCATTCATGCTTGACATCGATCTGGATGATATGTGGAAATGTCATCAAGCCAAGGTGGTGCACAGAAATTATATATCCACGTAATAATAATGAGTGAGTCCATGTCCATGCTTGATGACAACCTGTACATCAACAACATAAACCCTTTTTGGGAAGAACCACCAGGTGCACGATCCAAACCGTACCTGTTCAATCCATCAGTAAAAAATACAATTGAACAAGAACCAGATGAGACTGACAGTGGTACACCTGAGGGTGGTGTAGAACAACGGTGTCCTTTGCGTCGTCCTCTTTATCCAAAGAGGTACATAGATGGTGAAGAGGTGATTATAGTGCCCGTAGCCGCGCCCGCAGCCACGACCGCCCCCGTATTCCAGGTTGCCCTGGGACAGACTGATATTATTCTTGTTGGTGTTATTCTAGTTATTATATTTCTTTTGAGTAATATGGATTAGTTCCATGACAAGTCGTTCAAGATTTGAGGTGTTTTTGCACGTTGCAATGATGTGCTTGAAATGTGTTCCCATAATATCTTCTCCCAATTCACGCTGCCACCGAGACTTGCGATTCAGCACAGGTGGTTGGAACGTGCAATCAAGAATTTGGATAAGATACATGAACTTGTACCACCCCACATCAATCTTACTGTGGAGAATCATACAGATTTTTCGGAGTGTCTCGGCATTCCGTTCACACATGGTCCATAAAAAGTCCTCCAGTGACACATTGTCACTCTCCCTGAACTGGATATGGCACCAGTCTCCAAGTGCACGTGCGTAGATCCAGTCAGTCTTTTCAAGACCAAACATTCCAGGCTGATCATACTTGTACGTGATGCGTACGCAATCCTCTTGACTCTCGAGTTCGTGGATCTTTAGAACTTCAATAACACGTGTATTGAGCATTTTTGGTTCTGGTGAAATAGTGAACCTCTTCTCTAACTCATAAATGTGTGTTTCTTTGAGATGACGAGTGGGAGAGTCTGTTTGAGATGTTCAATCTGATCCTTGCATTTCATCTGTAATCCAGAACACTCGTGTACTTCGAGCTGGATACATGACGAACAGCAGTCCTTCTTGCAATACGAACAACCGAGCGGTACACACCGCTTCTTGCACACCTCACACCTCATTACTTATTCATGAGTTTTTATTTTTAACAAATTTTACTTTTTTCAATTGGAAACGTGTTACATCTGCTTGAGTTAGAGGATTCTTAAAAACAATCCGTGGGTTTTTCTTTAAATTATTTAAAATAGTGTTCCATTCCTTATTGTATTCATTATTTGATTTTTTATTCGTATTAAATATTCCATTTTTCGCAAATTTGGCAAGTTTTACTGCTGACTCTTTTGTAAGAAAGAATTTATAACCGTTTTTCGTAATCATTACGGCACTGCCTAATTTAAAATTTTCATGTGATACAGGGTCTATATTTTTAGGTAAAGGGACATTCTTGATATTATTTTTTCTGTTTACGTTTTTGTTGTTGTTGTTGTTGTTGTTGTTATTTTTCTTCGTGTTGTTCCAGTTCCATGTGTTCATATTTTTGTTATTTGGTTTTGATACTAATTTAGCTTTGTAACCATTTGACATTACATACCTTCCTTTGCTATTCGAAATGGAATTGAGGGCTGCACCGTTACGCTTGTTTCTACTTGCCAATTTATACATTCTATAAGTGGTGGTATTATTAACAGGAATAGGATTGCGAAATATATCGTAATACACCGACATTTATTATATAATAAGATTTAATATATCATCAAAGTTCAACTTGAACAGTCGGTCATCTTTGACTTTGGGGCGACATGTCACAATCTTCCGAGAATCATCCTCCCGAAAACGCACTGAAGAAGGGTAATCATCTGATGTGGTCACGAGTACGTACAGCAACGGGTACAGTGTCAGTGACCAATCATCTTGGGTCCACCGTTCCCTGCAGGTTGTCTTGCAGCTGAGAACTTTGTAACACGTGATGGACTTGCCCACCTGAACGTCACCCACCACAAAGTCGATGATGTGATAGCACCGTTTCTTCTTCTGAAACCCAATGATGATACCTGTGCTATCTATAGTCACCTGCTTCCTGTAGAGTATACCATATGAATCGAGCATGTCGGATATAATCTGTTCCAGGACATCACCCCCTTTTGTCTGATGAATGGACACCGACTTGGTATAGAGCTGCATCAGTACTTCATCATCCGCTTGGGGTGCAATCTCCCTGAGTTCTGCCAAAATACGTACCGTTCGGATCTTTGCATGTTCCTCAAACTTTGCTAGGACCGCGTCGTTCATCGTGTTGTACTAGAATAGACTCATATGTTTAAATAAAAAAACATGTACCAAATAAAGTTACGACACATTGGAACATAAAGTAAGTCCACCAGTAAATGTATTCATCCATCGTGAATGACACGTTTCATTACATCTCCACCATGGATGAATATAAAAAGCAACTCCCCGAAGTGTCGTGGGTCAAGATTACAACCATCACGATGGTGTCCTCCCTGGGGAAACCCATCGATGTCCCCAGGATTCGTACAATATTCAATGAACTCGGTCAGATATCTCTGCGCCGCAAGGGTTCATCACACTCTGGTTTCACATGGACACTCAAGGACACATCGTTTTATAACCAGATTACACTGAACTATGTCGATGAGTACAGCACCAAGTCCATCAAGTTGTTCCCAAATGGTGCCATACAGGTGGCGGGGTGCACCGACCTGATTGACTGCAACAGGGTGATTCGTCAGATTGTGCAGATGCTCAAATTTTTGACACACAGTGAGGTTTCTTTAAAAAGTTTCAACGTTGTGATGATCAACTCAAATTTCAGCATCAACTATCGTCTCAATCTCCATGAAGTGGCTCGACACTTTGGACGTGAAAAGTTGTTCGAGGTGAGCTTTGACCCAGACAGGTACTCTGCCGTCAAGCTCAAGTTCAAGCCAGCCGAGGACATGAAGCAGGTCACGGTGAGCATATTCGGCACAGGCAAGGTGATTGTGACAGGTGCAGAGACACTCAAGGAGATTGTCTTTTCATACAACATCATCAACCAACACATCAACACCAATCCCAAAATAAAAGTGGAAAAGTGTGAAGTCACGGATGAGTTTAATGAATTCTTGGGATTCAAACTGACTGATCTCGTAACCTTTGTCCAGAAAAAGAAGTACATCCCGTGGCGTTTCACGAAGAACAATTTCAGAATTAATTTCTAAATACATACTAACTCAATGTCTCAACGTCTCGGTATGGCTGATGGAAGGTGCTTCACCATTAACAACGCAAACAGCTTGGTGAATGATTACATTATGAAACAGAACAATATCCAATATGCTGATAATTATGCGTACCGCAAATTTCTTCAGCAAAAAGGTCCTGATGCACTGGATGAGATTACCCAGCTTATGAAGGCGCAGCAAACCGCCGACAACTCGTCCAACTCTGTGAACAAGTGCATGAGCTGTGACTCTCCTCTATTAAAATTATCAGACATTTATTAAACAAGTACAATGACAAAAATAGTAATTGACGGCAACATAGGAGCTGGCAAAACAACTCAGCTGAATCGGATTGAAAAATTAGGGTTTCGTGTTGTCAAGGAACCCATTGAACAGTGGCCGCTTGACTTGTTTTACAGTGACCCCGAACGTTGGGGGTTCCTATTCCAGATGGTGATTCTTAGCACTCTTCAGGTTCAGGACGGGTCATGTGTGTATGAACGGTGTCCCCTGAGTTCACTCCAGGTGTTTTGGAAACTCATGAAGAAGCATCCAGTCGAGGATAGCACCTACCAACAATTTTACAAAAAACATGGGTGGTCTCCAGATGTATACATCTACATCTCAACACCACCTGAGGTGTGTTTCGAACGTCTCAAGGATCGCCACCAGGAGGGTGACACTGCAGTGACCCTGGAGTATCTCAAAGCACTGGACCTGTGCTACCGTGACATGTTCCGTGACATGACCTGTCCCAAATACATGGTGGATGGAACACAATCACAAAATGACATCATTAAAAACATACTTGATATTATTAATAACGATGGCCCAGTGCCAGTGGAAAAACTGTAAAAACTGCGTCCTCATGGATTCATTCTGTGCACGACATCTGAAACAAAAGTGTTCCATATGTTTTGAGCAAGTTCCAAGTACAAATTCAGCGCGGACGAAACGTCTCACATGTGGTCATGCGTTTCATCTTCGGTGTATCATCAAGTGGTTTGAGATGTCAGATGACTGTCCAGTGTGTAGACGAGCACAGACTCATGATGACCTTGTGATTTTTAAAAACAATGTAGAAGAGGCACTCCGTGCCAAGTACAGAGACTCGATACACACCTATGAACAGGAAATACGTCGGTTGCGCCAGCGTTCAACGAATTAAATACCCGTCACACATATAATGGAATGTTCTATATGTTTGAACACTATGAGAAGAACGCGACATTCACACACACTTGATTGTGGTCATGTTTTCCACACACATTGCTTTCTCAAGTGGAAAGAGGCGGGTGGTGACACATGTCCCCTATGTCGGGACTATTTAAAGAAACCCCTCTTTAGGATCACCGTGAACATAGAAAACTGTGAGACGGGTGCCTCGACCCATCGTGTATCAGAACGACGCGTGGGTCTACTCAATGACCTTGAGAGTGCCGACATTTCTTTTGAAATCGAGAACATCTCCGAACTCACGGAAGTTGTAGAGAGTGGACTCTTTGGACTCACCATCTCAGACTTTGATACCAGTATTCTTCACACAGAAGGATGAACAGTACTTGCTATAGTTGTGTGAATACTTGCGATTCGCCTTGCGTGGATCTAGAATCGCCTTGCCCGATGCATCATGGAGAAGAGCCCCCGTGGCCCACCCACGTTTGTGACTCCATACATTGGCATGGAAACGCAGACGTTTACCCACCACAATAGGACCTACACGGAGCACCTCACTCATGGGAATCTTAAAAAACTCTGCAATCGTCTTGGCATTCTCACCTGGTTTCACCTTGTACTCCACCACACTGTGTTGTTTGTAAAAGTGAAAATCACCATAGGGTTCATTATATATGTTCGTGGGTGCAACAAACATCATAATCTTATAGTATCCCTTTTTACACTTGCGCTCAGCCACCGTTTTGTAAATCTTACCAGGGTTGTCAGACAGAACACGACGTGGGAGGTCCTTGCATGACTTGTAGTTGTGGGGGAGACTCGACAGACCAGACATGTCACCTGGAACACTCTTCTCTTCACGGTACGTCTCGAGATCATTCACTGCGTACGCATAGCAGTTGTTCACATTAAAGTACTTGTCCCAACCCAGGGTTGTGTACGTGGGTTCGTACCCAGAAGTTGGGAGTCTCTTTATCTTGATTAATTTCATCTTAGTATTATCATATTTTTTTTCTATGACAATAGTAAAATGTTCAGCCAAGTTTACAACAGCAAAGATACAAAAGATTTTGGAAATAACCTCCTCCTTTTCTTCCTCTCCGTGCTCATCAGCATGTTCCTTGTTCGGTTCTTCTGGAATCGTTCCCTCGTGCCCCACATCACCGTCCTCAAGCCCGTCTCCACGCTCCTCGATGCACTCCTCTTGTCCATCGCTCTCAATTTACTTCGGTAAATCCCACCTTCTGGGTGCCATCTGGTAAAATATTCAGGGGCATACCAGTCACATTTTGACCTTCGCATTCACCCTTTGAACAGTCGAGAAAGGTGTACGCTACACCCTTCTTCTTAAGCTCGTCAATTTGACGACGCGTCCAGCCACACCCCATGGTTCCATACACCTTCCATGGGTTGCCGCCGCCGCCACCACCGCGTACTGATCCCTGAGCCACAAGAAGACGATTGAGAACAAAAAGTCCAATGAGAATGAGAATAAACCACCACATCTTTATTTACAAGTACCTAATATTTTTGTTTGATAACCATACACAGCTCCTCCTTGGTGAGTTTTTCAAGATCAGCCACCGATCGTTTCGTGTACAGCTGAGCAACCTTGACGAGTTTTGATTTCTTGTAGCTCATGCAGTCCTTGCCTTCAATCTTGAACGTGTCAGTCATCTGGGCATAGTACCGTCTCCGTAGTTCCGTGAGGTTCGTGGTGGGCTTGGAAAACTTCACCTTGTTGGTCCTTTTCCCTGCGAGGATACCCTCAGCATAGTTTGACCATGGGACGTTGCGTCCAGAACTCACCATGCTGAATGCCACCTGTGTGGTCTTCTTTGGGGGTGAGAGGGGTGCCGCCTGTTTCTTCATCTTGAGAAAGAGACGGTTCTCAAACGTGTCATTTGCAAGGAGTTTCTTGATCAAGCGGATACGGGTCTTCTGAAGAGCGGTGCGCTGTAGGGGTTTCACATTCTCGAGGCGGGTGAGGTTCTTGCGCAGCTTGTTCATCGTGTTGTACACGTTGTTGCGCACCTTTCGTATGTTGACACGGGGGCTCTTTGATACGACAAGTCCTCGGGTGATCACAGTCGAGGCACGTAGGTTGCCAGCACCGAGGTTCATCCGCTTCACCTTTTTGGCGGTGCGGGGCTTGAGAGTGGGCACCTTTCGTGACCCCTTGAGTGCCTTGACACGGAAACGTTTGGCGTTTGCCGCGGACAACATACCCACCATGGGGTCCTTCTCCACGCGCTTCTCAGCAAGGCGGCGTAGGTACATGTTGCGTTCACGTACACGAGCCTCCTCATTTTCAGGGACATTGTTGTTGTAGTAGTTGTCATAGTCGGGGGTGCTACCCAGTGAACTCCCAGCAGACGACGAAGGGCTGTTGCCCCACATGACAGGGGATCTGTTCACCTTCTTCATGTATTTCGTGCCGCGGAGATTCTGGGCAAAGTTCAGCATCCCCTCAATGTTGTTGGCATTGGGAACAGGTGGGGTTGCCTGACGAGGGGATTCACCACCTGGATAAAGAAGTTCACGACCAGCTGCAAACTCGGCAAGAATCTTGCAAATCTCGGGACGAGTCTTTTTCTGAAGACGGGTAAATTTCTGGAAGAGTGCAGTGGGAGCCTTTTGTTTGATAAAGTCGGTGAGCTGTGGGACAGTCATGGCTGCGGCACCGAGTCCCTTTTTGGAGTACGCCTCACACGACGGTGGGGGTTTTGGTTTTGACGCGTCTTTTGGTTGGTTCTTTAGAACTCTCACGCGGCTGCTATAAGTTTCACTGCTCCCCTTGGTGGGGGAGGTGATCTTGGCAAGGGGTTTACCCATGCGCTGGTTTTTCATGCGCTTCAAGATGTCGGTGACTACACTCATGTATATATTACTAAGGGCAGAATATTTTTATCAACTGTCGTCTTGAAGGTAGGTGGGTGTGTTTGACATTCCACCGTAATCTAAAATTATGAATAACGGGAGAATTTTGACCCAGGTACTCGGGTGGCATGACCCGTTCAATGAGTTTTGAGAGGGCTGGTATACCCATGAGATACACACAGTTTATAAAGAAATGATAGTCATATCGTTGATCATTTCCCACTACAATTCCATAGTCTGGCCATGGAGTCACATGATTCATCATTGGCAAGTCGATATATGCAAGGCCAAAATCCACAATGTATGGTTTACCTTTGGCAGTCACCATAACATTGTTCAAGTGGAGATCATTGTGACGAAAGGAAGGATACTTTTTATGAATACGAGCAAGTACCTCGAGCACTTGACATACAAGGTGTCGTGTAATGTGCGGAAATTCTTTGAAATTTGACGCATCCAAGAAATCCATCAAAAATACAGGATCACCTTGGAGAGTTCGAAATTGGTCAATAGGTCGAACTATGGAGTGTGGTGCCACTGGGTACAGCACTTGTTGGATTCGAAATTCTTTGTTGTCAGAGTTCTTTTTTCGTTGTTTCAATATAGTTTTGTTCTTGATCTGAAAAACATTCCCCTCAGCCCCCGATGCGATGCGATTCATATA